CGTAATCTACGTAAAGGTCTTGGAGTTTGGGGTCTTGATCCAGCAGATGTAGTTTATATTGTTGATACAACAACATACTACAACCTACTTGAGGATTCAGTATTCCAGACAATGAACCAAGTTGGTCCACAAGCTACACTACTAACTGGTCAAATTGGCCAGATTGGTAACTCACCAGTACTAGTTTCTGGCGAGTTTGTTGGTACAGCAGCAACTACTACAATTGCTGGTGTTTGCGTTGCTCCAGGTAACTTCGTTGTTGGTAATCAACGAGGCCTTCGCATTGATACACAAGAACTAGTTGAAACACAACGTCGTGTTATGGTTGCTAGCTTACGTACAGGCTTTGTACAAGTTACAAGTAACTACGGTGCTGGTGTTACATCACTCAAGTACACTTGATCAACTAATTTAATATTAGTACTGACAGGGCTTTTCAGCCCTGTCTTTTAAATAGGCTTTAAGGAGTTTATTTAAAAGACATAGGGGAAAAAGATGGCATTAAATTTAATTACTATTTCAGAATATAAAGCTTATGCCGGAATCAAAAGCAATAATCATGATTCAGAGATTAGTGTACTTATTCCCCGCGTAAGTCAACTTGTTAAAAACTATTGTGGTAAAACTTTTGTAGACTATGTTGACACAAACAAAGTCGAGTATTTTGATGGCGGATATGATAAGCTTATTTTATCAGAAAATCCTGTACGCAGTGTCAGCAGTGTAGGCTATAGCATAGATTTTGGCCAAAACTACACCAATTTAACACAATATGTTGATTGGATCCTAGACAAGGATAGTATTCGTAGTTTAAATACTCAGGCTATTACTGGTTTAATTCAAACAAATCGTGGATTTCCAGAAGTTATCCGTGGTTATAAAGTAGTTTATCGTGCTGGATATGATGACGTGCCCACAGATGTAGGCTTAGCAATCATGGATTTACTAACCTACTATCGTAAAAATGATATGAGCATTCATAGTACAAAAGCACCAGGTACTAATAATGTACAAATTGAGTATATCTCAACTACTAGTTTACCAGCACATATTAAACGTATACTAGACCTGTATAGGACTGACTATACATGAGCACTCAAGGTGAAATTGGTGAAAAGTTAAGAAAATTAACTACAACTAGATTAGAACGAGAAGGCTTAGATACTAGTTACCATTTTATACCAGTTACACTAGACGTTTTAAATATTACACTTGGACCAGTAATTGTTCAAAATATAGAAGAAGTATATGATGCAGATACTATAGCTTATGCTAATGAGCATAATATAGATCTAACTACTGATAGTGTAATCTCCCTACAGGAGTTAAAAACTAAGATTAGTAATTTTATTAGATCCAAGCATTCTAATACTATTGATATTAAAGCTAATGGTGTTATTTATATCAATAATAAGCTAGCTGATTTAACAAAACTAAGTGAATCTTTACCTGCTACGGTTACTAAAAATAATGAAGTTATTGGGGCTCTTTATAAGAACTATAATTCAGCCTATGACGGATTATTTAGATCTTTTTTAAATACTGAAATCAGTAAGTTTTTAAATAAAGCTATATATAAAGATACTAATTATAAAGTTGGTTTTGACGTAGGTCACATATTTAGTAGCAGCAAATTACTTAGAACACCCTTAGGTGAAAAATTTAAAAAATTACTTTCTGCTCTTAGCAGTATGACGGATAATTTAAGTTTTGATGGTATTGACACTAGTTATCTACAACAAAATCAAACCAGTATTTCAAAAGTTAAAACTCAAGTAGAAGCTGCTTTAGAAAGACTAGCTGCTGGTAGTTCATATGGCCCACAAATAGAAGCAGCTTTAGATAAAGATTTAGAAAGTTTTTTATTGTCTGTAAGTGCTAATATAGTTATTATACAAGACAGATTTGAAAATCAAGCCTTATACGCAAAAATGCTAGAAGGTCCACTAGGAAAAGAAATAGCAGAAATACTAAAAAGCTATACTTCTTCTCGTAGTTTTATACAAGATATTAATCATAGAATCAGCAGTGCTTTTAAAGAAGAGCGAGTAGAATCTACTAAATCTTTACAAAGATTGCCTAAAATTACTAATCCTAAACCAAAAGTATCTGTGGCTACTAAATCTGTAAAAAAGCAGATTTCAAGGCTGATACCTGTAAAAGGTAATTATTATAGTTTAGCTAATTTAGAAGTTCTTATTAAAGCTCAATTAGTAGAACAAGTTAAACAAAATATGGGTACTGGTGGTCGCAAAGATGTTTTAAATTTGCGCACTGGTAGATTTGCTGAAAGTGTTACACTAGAACGAATAAGTATAAGCAGAGAAGGTATGATTACTGCTTTTTATAATTATATGCGTAATCCTTATGGAACATTTAGTCAAGGTGGTCGACAGGAATATCCAAGATCACGAGATCCTAAATTGTTAATAGCTAAATCAATTAGAGAAATTGCCCAAGAAAAGGTAGCTAATCGTTTAAGGGCGGTATTAGTATGAGTAGACGAACACAAATTGTAAAAGCCATTACTGCAAAGTTTAACTTAATTAGCGGCAAAAGCCCTTATAAAGTAAATCTTTCAAAAAATGCGTATGCTAAATTACGATTCTGGGATGAGGTAGAAGACTTTCCTAGTGTATACGTAACACCAGGCACTGAAATTCGCGAATATCATCCTAGTGATTTTACTTGGGGATTTTTAAATATTGCAGTAAAAGTATATTGCCGTGGTGAATCAAGTAGTGAGCAACTAGAACTACTATTAACCGATATTGAAAATTGTGTAGATGATAACCGTCAGTTAGTGTACGATACTGCTAACAATTATTCCACGACTGAAATCCTAGTTCAGTCTATTACTACTGATGAGGGGCTGTTAGCACCTTATGCAGTTGGAGAAATTAACTTACAAGTGCGATATGCCTTAATGTAAGCAACCATGCTAAAGTGCTAAAAACAGATAAATGTCTAGTTTATGCACCTAAGCATTAACAAAAAAGGAAATAGAAATGGCATTTAATCTAATTCGTAATGCTAGAGTATTTTTTACTACCAACGTAAATAGTTATGGAGTAATTAATACTGGCAACGGTACCAGTGGCGTACCATTTACTTCTACCAATACACAAGAAATTCAAGTTCTTGATGGATTTACTTTTAGTCAAAATACTACTGCTGAAACTGTTACACTAAATGAGGCGGGCGATCGACCAAACCGCGGACAACGTAACTTTAATACAGCACTACAACCAGTAGATTTCAGCTTTAGTACTTATATTCGCCCTGCTAGTGTAACTAGCACAAGCGGCTCAGTTGCAGATGCAGAAGAAAAAGTTTTGTGGAATGCAATGTTTGGTTATGCTGCTATTGGTAGCACTGCTGGTGCAGCCTGGACAGCAGGTACTGCAGGTACAGTAGGTACTGCTGGTACAACAGCCGTAGCACCTGTTGTAGCACTTGGTAACAGCAATCGTAATCAATTACAAGCCTTTGGCTTAGTTATTGTATTTGATGACTCTACGTTCTTTATTGATAACTGTGTTTTAGATAGTGGTACAATGGACTTTGGTCTTGATACTATTGCTAATATTCAGTGGTCTGGTAAAGGAAGTGCAGTTCGTACCTTCTCTAAAACAGCTATCACAGATAATAGTACAGCCGGTACAAGTGGCTTAGCTGTTAGTGGTACAGCCGGTACAAGTGGCTTAATTAATGGTTCAGCTGCTACTGTATTCGTTGGAGCCGCTAAATTTAAGAATACAACTGCAGCTTATTTAGCTAATAAACTAAGTACAGTTACACTGTTTTCAGGTATTCAGGGTGCAAGCACAAGTTATAGCTTACCATTAACTGGCGGTACACTAACATTCTCAAATAATGTTAGTTACTTAACACCAGCTAATTTAGGCGTAGTTAACACTCCTATCACATACTTTACAAGTACTCGTGCAATCAGTGGTACTATGAACGCATATCTTCGTACTGGTACAGGTAGTGCAACAACACTACTAAATGATCTACTAGTATCTAGCAAAACAGACGTTAACCCAGCATTTAATCTAAAGATTAGTGTTGGTGGTGCTGCAACTGCTACTACTCGTCTTGATCTACTTATGCCAGCATGTGTATTAACAATTCCTACGATTGCTACACAACAAGTCATTTCTACAGCAATTAACTTTACTGCTCAAGGTTATGATAGTGTTGGAAATACATTCAGTATTGAAACTGATAACGAAATTCAAATCAAGTACTACGCTGCTTAATCTATGTAAAACTAAAGCTGGGCTTAACCGCCCAGCTTTTACTAACCCTTAAAGGTAACTAATGTCACTTTCTCTTAAAAACCTACTTGTACCCTCAAAAGCCTTGGAAGTTGAGTATCCTGGAATGCCTGAGTTTAAAATTGACTTAGCATTTTTATCTCGTGAAACTCTACAAACAATTCGCAAAAAAGCTACAAAAACCACTTTTAAAAATCGTCAACCAGTAGACGAACTTAATGATGACCTATTCCTTGAACTTTATGTAAAAGCTAGTATCAAAGGTTGGTCCGGACTAAAACTTAAATATCTAGAACAGCTTGTGCCCGTGGACTTAACTGGTCAAGATGTTAATGCAGAACTTGAGTATAGTGAAGAAAATGCCTTGTACTTGATGAAAAATTCTACAAATTTTGATAGCTTTGTTAGCGAACAGGTAACAGACTTGGGAAACTTTTCTACGAGCAAGTAATTGACTTGCAAGATAAGATCAGCAAATATATGCAAAATGCTGAACTTAGCGTTAGTAGAGACACCTATTTTGAAATGTGCGAAATGCTTGGCGAAGAGCCAAATGATGATGATATACCACTAGAAATGGCAGACTTTCCTGACTTAATTCAGCAATGTTTTATTATATATAGAATGTTGCCTGATATGTGGGATACTATGAATGGTCTGTATCTAGGAAAAGATTATACCATTGTGTTTAATCTTTTTAAGTTATATGAACTTGAAGATGTTGAACTAACTACTGTATTTGGTTTTTTACAACATATTGATCAAGTACGATCAAAAAGCATATCAGATAAGCAAAAAGCAAAAAGCCTCGCTACTTAATAGTACCGGGGCTTTTTTATGTCCGTAAATTTTATAGTTGACAAGTTGTTGCCCTTGTGTTATAATCGTGTTTAAAGTAAAAACTGCCTTAAAAATTTAAAGCAGGCAAAGCTGTTATTAGGGAGATGTAATGTCTACAGAAAATACTACTAAGTATAATGTTGAAGTAAGTGATAATGGCTCAACGGCTGAAGTTATAAAAAATATTGATACATTAGTAAAGAGCTTAAAGACTGCTCAGCGCGAGGCAAAATCTACCTTAAATTCTGCGCCAGGTGGTAGTGCCGGTTCTCGTGGCGTCGCCGAAGGTTTAATGAGCGGTAGTGCTTATGGTATTTCCAGAGCAACCGGCAGTGGTACTGGTGCGGCTAGCAGAGACTTTGCTAAAGAATCGCAGGGCTTGGGTGGATTAGTTCGCCTATATGCAACCTATGCTGCTAACCTATTTGCTGTTGGTGCAGCATTTAGTGCTTTGCGAGAAGCTGCAGGTACAGAAAATTTAGTAAAAGGTCTTAATGACCTGGGTGCTGCTAGCGGTAGAAACTTAGGTTCACTAGCCAAACAGCTTACAGTTACCACAGATGGTGCATTATCACTACGCGATGCCATGACTGCAGTATCTCAGGCTAGTAGTGCTGGTTTAGGTAATAAACAAATTAACGATATTGCTATTGTAGCTGGTAAAGCATCACAGGCACTTGGCATTAATATGGCGGATGCTGTAAGTAGGCTTAGTCGTGGTATTTCAAAGATTGAACCTGAATTGCTAGACGAATTAGGTATATTTGTAAAAGTAGATGAGGCTACTAATAAGTATGCGCTTAGTGTAGGTAAAACTGCGGCTTCACTAAGCAACTTTGAAAAACGTCAAGCTTTTGCTAATGCAGTTTTAGAGCAGGGCAAGGAAAAATTTGCTGCTATTGAAACAGTATCAAATCCTTATGATAAACTATTAGCCAGTGTTAATAATTTAGCAACAGAAAGTTTAACACTTTTAAATACAGTATTAACTCCTATAGTTAAACTATTGGCAGAATCGCCAGGAGCATTATTAGCTGTATTTGGTTATATTGCTACTACCCTGTTACGTAGAGCTATACCTTCGCTTACGCTTTGGAGAGAAGAGTTAAATAAAGCTGCTGAAACATCAGCAGCTGTAGCCAAAAGATCATATGAATCTTTTAGAGACTATTCTATTTCAAAGAATTTAGCAGAAGAAGCTAAAAAAATAGCGCCTATTCAACAAAAGATGAATGATGATATTGCTAATGCTCAAACAGCTTTAGCAAAAACTTTAGGCGATAAATCAAAAATATTATCTCAAGCAATGTCAGGAACTAAAAGTCCTGAATCCATGGAAAAGCTAGTTAATACTGAATTAACTCGCCGTCAAAATATTTTAGATAAACTAGCAGAAACTGCTAAAAATGACGTAACTGCAGATACTGCTAAAAAAGCAGCTTATGATAGCATATTAGCTAAGCAAAAAGAGGAAATTGCAAATCTTCAAGTTGCCAGAACACTATATCAAGGTGCTGCTAAAGATCTTCAAAAAATAGATGAAATACAGGCTAGTACTGAAAACACTGCTGCTGGCAGAGAAGAAAAAATTCGCAAAACTTTGGCAGATGCTCAACAACGTAAAGCAACTTCAAAAGGTATTTTAGCACAAGTAGGTAGTGATACTGAAGTAAAAGGTGTTGGAGATGCTTTTAAAAGTTTATTTGATAATATCAAAAATGGTGTACCTATATTTGATGATGCTGGAAAAGTTATTGGTAGAAATACCGAAGGTTTAAAAGGTTTTTCAGCAGCAGCTACTGCAGTTAAAGGTGGTTTTTTAATTATTGGTGATGCTATAAGTAAAGGATTAGGTGCTATTGCTCCTTATCTTGAATTATTTGGTTTATTAGTAGTTGCTTATCAACTATTTGATTCTTGGGCTTCAAAGGCTGCAAAACAACAAGAAGAATTCGACAGCAAAATTAAAGCTGGTGAAGATAGTATAGATGCAGCAACTAAAACCATTGATTTATATGCTACAAAGCGACAAAAAGCCTTTAGTATAGAGGGTATTGTTGCCTATACTAATGCACTATCTCAAGTTTCTACTTCATATAATGATCAGCTAGATGCGCTTGATAAGTTTACTAGATCCGCTGGTTGGTGGGATAATTTAAAAAATGAGTTCGCAGGAATATTTGGTCGTTCAAATACTGATAAACTAAAGAAAAGTGCTGTAGATAGTATTCAATCAGTAATAAAAACGCTTGAGTTTAGTAGTAATAATATTAAATCTAAAGATTTAATTGCTGAAACATTAGGATTTGGAAAAAATGCTGGTGCTAAACTAGATGATATCGAAGCAGTAAAAAAAGCAGTTGAAAGATTAGACAGTATTAGTCTTCAAAATTTAGGTAATCAATTTAAAGCTATAGAGCAAAGTGAACAAGCTACTACAAATGCAGCTAAAGCATTTGTAGAAAGTTTATCAGAAATTGATAAATTAGTAGATCAAATGATTCAAGCTAATGCTTTTACTGATTTACAAGGTAAAATTGGTGTTGAATTAGTTCATGCTGCAGGCAAGCTAGCACAAGCTTTAGTAGACCCACTTAAAGCCCTACAAGATATTGCTGCTATTGGTAAAAATCCAAAAATGTTGGCTATTATTGGTACTAAAGATTTAGACCAATTAGTTAAAGCCGAACAAATAATTTATGATATTAATCAAGCTGAAAAAGATTTAGCTAAAAATAAAGCGGAAGCTGAAAAAGCTAAACCAGATGAATCTTTATTTTCTAAATTTTCTGGTTTGATGCCTAAAACTAATTTTTCGCAAATGAAAGAAGTTAGTGATGCTGAAAAAGCAGCTAATAATGCAGTTGATAATACTCAAAAAAGGCTTGATGAACTAAAGAAAAAAGCAGAAGCTTTTTCACAAGAACAAATAGGTTTAGTAGTCAGAATTGCTGATGAAGGGTTTAAACGAATTAGCTTAGGTTTAAAACTTGCAACTGAACAGGCACAAAATACTGTGGTTGCTTTTAATTTAAGAAGAGCAGCTGCAGCTGGTCAAGATACTACCGACAAAGACTATAAGTTAAAAATTGACCAAATCCGCATCCAAGAACTATTAGTTGATGCTTCTTATAAAGCCGAGCTTGAAACTATTAAAAATACTGATCAACTTAGTAAACTTACTGCTGAACTTGAGTTAACTCGTAGTAAGGCTGCAGTAGATAGAAGTACAGCAGAATTAAGTAAAAAAGATCTAACGCCTGAACAGAAAAAAGCAGCTGAATCTGAATTAGAAGTAGCAAAACTACAACTAGATTCAGCCAAAAAATTAAAAGATCAACTAGACGCAAAATTTGCACTACAAAGTGGTGTGGCCCCTGCAAAAGTATCAGAACAATTTGGCGAATCTGCTACAAGATTAGCACAAGCCCAAAATCAAGATATTGAAATTGCTAGAAAGAAAAGGGATGCTGCAAAAGCTCAATTTACGGCGCAAAGAACAGTAGCTGTAGGCGAGCGCGACGTACAACGAGATGAAAAGGCTTTTCAGCGAGAACAACAAAAACTTGATATAGAAAAAGAATCAGCAAAAAATTCTGATCTTAGAATTGCTAATGAGTTAATCATTGATAGTTTAGGCACCAAAGCAATCTATCAGCATAAAAAGTCATTAGATTTAGATTTGTTAGAATTAGAAACTTTAGGAACCGAAGCTAAATTAAGATTCGATATACAACAATTAGATAAAACTAAAAATGATGGAAGTTTAATTGGATATTTATTAGCAAAAGAACTTTTACAAGTTAAGTTAAATGAACTAGAAATAAATACGATATTAAAAGCAGAAGCAATTAAAATTAATGCTGCCTATCGGGAAGGAACTGTTATAGAGCATGAAGCTTCTAGAATTGCTCAAGTTAGGCAAAAACAACAAGCGGATCTAAACAGTGTTAAACAAGCAGGTATTGATC